AAGTTTTGATTGCTTGTACCTAGTACTTTCTTTGTCTGCTGTGATTGATGTAGCATTACTTCGTAGTTCTACTATTGGTAGCATATCAAGGTCAGTGAGGTAGTTTCTTGCATTGTCTAGAGCTGCATTTCCTGATCCTACGAAGTATATCCAGTAGTACTCATCACTGCTTCCTACGATTGTGTAGTGTGCTACATATGCTAGATTTGGTAAGAAGTCATCTACATATAACAGTGTTGTTCCCACCACTATGTTTGTAGTTACTACATTTGTACTGTTTGAGACTGTCCCGATTGGTACTACAACATCAGTTGTATTTGTTGTTGTGCTGATTATACCCTCATATGCTGTAACTATTGTTTCTACTACTGTATGCACATTATCTGTTGTAGCGTCTATGTTTGTTACTGTCACAGTTGTTGTCACTGTCTGTATGCATTCTCTGCCTATCTCCACATCATACTTACCTGTACCATAGTTATATGTACTTGAGAATACCATGTATCTCACACCAGTATATATCAGTATTCCTGTGGTAGGATTATAGTCATGTGTGAATGTCAGATTGTATCCTACCCATTCTGTCTCTGTTGGTACTCTCATTGATAGTGATGTCACAGTTATGTTCTCGCCAGTATCAGTCTCTATTGCTAACTCTACCACACTCTCATCTATGTTTACAGTATTGACAGTCGTAGTAGGTTCACCATCTAGGAATGTACTCTTACCATAACTTGAGTATTTATTCATTGATCCTCTTACACCTTGTGACTTTACAGCTAGTAGGTCTATGATTCCCTTCTGAGTTCTTTGGTGTTCTATTGCTACTTGTGTCATGAGGTTCTTGTAGAAGTCCTGGTCTTGTATCAGTAGCTGATCTTGCATCTGTACTGTTATGACATCTTCTTCTTCTATGCCTAACCATCCTAGTGTTATACCTATCTGATCACTCATGAATGATTCACACTCATCACACAGGTATGCTAGTATCAGTGCCTCACCTGGAAACATGTTGATGAGTATGATTGTTGTTATAGCTACGAAGTCTTCTAGTGTATCTTCCACTACATCTACTACTGCTCCCATTATAGTTCCTCTATCTCTAGGTATCTGAAAGCTCTTGTACCTTTTGGTACTATTGTATTCTTCACTATTACTAGTGGTGCTTCTTTAACATGATATGCTTTTATGCTTGCTTCTGTTGCTAGTGATAGGAAGTATTTAATACTGCCTTTGTAAGGCATTACGTATATCTTATGTGCATCATTAATTTCAAACATTGTCTTTAGTAGTATCATCATACCTACTGTATCATTCTTGCAGTATATGCAGGATCCTTCATATTTACCCTCATGGACTCTGTTGTACATGATTCCTACTGTTGCACCGTTCTTCTTTATATGGTATGCTAGTCCTTGGTCTATTGCTTCATGCATTCTAGCACTATATTCATCTACATTCTCTATCTCAGCATCTGCCAGTATCATCAATACATCTGTTGCTACTTCTGAGTGGTCTGTGACTTTCTCTACACAGTAGAGATCACCATTACTTGTGTACGATGCATGAGGCATAGAACCCTCCGAGACCACTTGAGACACACAGTACTTTACCACTCACATCTTCATCAAGTACCATACATACTTCTACTAGACCACTGACACCTTGTGTATGCCCTATAGTCTCTTTGTATCGTAGTTGTGGAGTATCCCCATATACTTCAGACTCAGCACATTCATTGATAGCTGTACCTGTGCCATGAGGATTGATATAGTCACTATCTGACACCACTTTACAGTATCCTGTTGGTGTTACTCCGAATGGATTGCTGTTGTACTCATACCATACTTTGCAGTTGCTTATACCAGTACCTTTACCGAGATGTATGATTGCTAGAGCTTCTCCTATCTTGATATCTATACGTAGCTCATCAAACACACGTAGAGTACTGTGTGAGGTCTTTTCTTCTGCTACTATGATAACTTCATCATATCCATTCTTCAGTAGCTCCTGAGCCTCGTATATACAGTACATACTACTTGCACATGTATTACCATTTATATTAGCATAGCATATGTTCTCTTTCCCATTCATCATACCTACCCACTTATGCATACTGTATGCTGCTAGATCTCGTATTCCCATACCACTTGGCTTTAGCTTCTCTCTGTACTTATCAGTATTCACAGCATTTCTACATTCACTGACAGTAGCTGTTACACCACCTGCATACAGGAATGCTACTTTACCTTTTAGTTCTATAGTATTGATATAGTCTTCTACCAGTCTGATATACTGTGTAGTCATATATCCATCTCTATCCAGTTCTTCTATGATACCTTCAGTATTAGGCAGTAGGTACTTGTAGCTTAGGACTTTCATTGATAACCCTTTCGACTATATCTTGTATGGTCAACGTATAGAAGTCTGTAGTATTGAACCATTCTTTATCAAAGCATCCATATTCTGCATCCATGTCACACAGTACCATTGTAGATCCAAAACTGTCTATACCTGCATCAGTCCACTTTGACTCTATTGTGACTTTGTTACCATGTTCTTCTCTTATCTTCTTATTTAGAAACTCTAGTACTTCCATTAGATTTCTCCTAGAGGGTTATTACCTTTGACGATAGCTAGACTGTCCATTGCATTCTTCATGATACTATCTATCGGATTGACCTTGATAGCATCAGGGATTGAGTTTGCATCTTGAGCCACTGAGTATGCTACTGACCATGAATCTAGAGCTTGCTTCAATAGCTTCTGTTTAGCATCATCATCAAATCCTTTTGTCTGTCTCTCTATGAGTGCTTTCTTAGCATCTTCACTATTAGCTTGTTTCTCTATCAGTGGTCTTTGTAGTGAGAATGTCACTGCTTGTGTCAGTGCTGTCTGTAGTGCTCCTAGATAGACTGTAGGATATGTATCTGATGTGATACGTCTTGCATCATATTCTACTTTGAGATGTGCTGCTATTGCTTGCATGAACACATCAAATACACCATCTCCTGTTACACTCGCTGTACCATCAGTTACTACACTTGGATCTATTACTACTTCTACTGTATTGACTGTGTAGTTTGTACTTGTTGCTGCTGTATTGGCTTGACTGGTTGATACACTTGTACACACTGCATCTGCTATGGATACAGTATTGCTATTATCCAGTACGTTACTGGCACCTGTCATTGTCACTGTGAAGTTGATATTGTCTGTAGTTGTCAGTGTGCCTAGTGTTGCATTGGATACTGCTATATCTCCTACTGTAAATCCTGTCACAGCTTCACTGAATGATATGGTTACTACTGATGTTGTAGTAGTAGTGAGGATGTTATTTGATAGATTGATTGTAGCTGAAGGTATTCCCATGTTATTCCTTTGTAGTATCTAGCAGTACCCTCCGTAGAGGGCACTATAGTTACTTCATATCTTCATATGAGATGTTATATTTCTTAGCATGCTTAGCTACCTTGTTACCAGTACGCTTACCTCCTATGATCTCATCCGTATGGATTGTCATTGGTGTAGACTTGATGATCTCAATGATACCTTGTGGCAGTTCTACTGGTACGTTGAAGGGTACTAGTAGTGACTTACCAAAATGCTGATTCTCAAATCCGAAGTAGTCTGCAGTGATTACACTGTTTTCTCTTGTATCATTATTTGATACAGTTACTACTCTTGTCTTGAATGCAGCAGTCTTAGCATCCATTACCTCTTTACGTTTACGAATTACTCGTTGAGCTTCTGTCTCACCTTTAGAGCTAGTAGTCGTAGTTACTGCAGGCTCATCTTCTTTTACTTCAGCTTGTACTTTAACTGAATCACCAGCTGCCTGATTCATATAGTAGGCTTCAATTTTATCACTTAACTTCTTAGCACCAATGTTCGGACTATACTCTACTCCAAGTACATCTGCTTCAGCTTTTAATTCTTCTAGTGTTTTATCCATTATAAATCCCTTTGGGTTGTTTATGTGTTAGTTGACATTATATCATAGATCCCCGAAGGGATCAGTTATTAGGCTGTAGCAGCAACATATACTTTCAACAATTTCTCTGGTTGGAGGATGATACCTGCATACCACATTGAGTATGAGAAGAAACCATTAGTTCCAAACGGATTGGTCAAGCTGATAGTCTCTGGAGACTCTGCATTGAACTTGATCTTGTTGTACCCTTTGAGACCTACAGTTGCAAATGAACCTTTAGTAGGGAACAAGATAGGGAATACATCAAACTTACCACGATCACCTGCAGTAGCAGAAGTCAAGTCAGTAGCTCCAGTGATAGACAATGTACCTACGTAGTTCTGTGGAGGAACTGCACCTTGACCAGCATACACAACAGCAGACTCTGATTCAATGAAACGAACATCTTGCATTGCACCAACTTCACCTTCAGCGAGGTTAGCAGCACCAGCATATTTGTATGCAGGAACATATGCGATCTCTTCAGAATATTGACCACTGTTACGTACCAATGATTCAAGATCATACTTAACTTCAGGTCCGATGATAGCATAGAACGCTTTGTTGATAGTACGAGTATCGATCTTAGTAGAACCAGTTACGATCTCTGTATTCTTCTCAGCACGGTTACGTACCAACTTACGAGCAGCTTTACGGATCAAGTCATATGACACTTTGAAGTCAACATCGTCAGAACCATTAGCAGCAACACCAGTACCAATACCAGAAATACCTGTAGCAACTCCTGCATACATGATGTTAGTAGTACCTAACATATCCAATTGTACCAAATCCTCTGAACGACGATTAGCCAAACGACCTAGCTCTTCACGGTAACGTACTTGGATGATATCTTCAGAGAACATTGTTACTTCATCAGTATAATCAACCATCTCACCATAACGAGAGAATGCAGTTTCCATTGTGATCTTTTTGATAGAACGCTTGTTAGTTGCACCAGCACCTTCAGTGAGCTTAGCACCTGAACCATCAGTAGCAGTCAAACCAGCAGTGACATCAGCGATATCTCTTGCAGTCAAATAACCTTTAGTACTGAAATCAGTATCAGTCAACTCACGATCATAGATGTGTAACCATTTACTGATCTTAAATGTCTTACCCATATTCAATGGCATTTCTTTACGATCAGCCCATTGTGCATATACATTGATTTCATTAGCAGCTTTTACCCCTGCCTTGTCGTAGTAGTGTACAACAGTATTAGCACCTGCAGTTGCAGTTGTAGTACCATTCCCATAAATATTTGTTGCCATGTTAATTCTCCTTATTATGCTCTAGCTTTGACATCTGATAACCACTTGTCGAAGTCATCATCATTGTCATCTAGGTAGTCTATTACAGATTTACCACCACTCATTCTCTTCGTAGTAGTAGCTGCTTTCCTAGCAGTAGATCTATCTTGTACATCTTTCTGCTTACCCTGTTCTTTTTGTGCAGCTTGTTGTTGCTGAGCTGACTGTAGATATGCATCCACAGCTGATTGATAGTAGTCTAGATCACTCTGTACTTGTCCTCCACGTACCATATCCATTGTCTTCATCTTCATCGCTATAGGAGCTACGATTTCATATCTACCCATTTTGATTTCTTCATGTAGACCACGAATAAGACTTGGATTCTTAGCCATCTTTTGTCTAGACTCACTATCCCATACTTCATCTACTACCTTAGCAGTGACTTCGTATTCCTTGTCCATACTGATCTCATTAACTACATCTTCTATAGCTAGTTGAGTATCATCCTTACCATATGACTTAGGTGTGTATTCTACTTTATCAGTATCTAGTTCGAGAGGATCTACCTTTGTTCGATTCAATACTTCTGCAATAGCATGCTTATCACCTTTCAGTACATCTATCATTAGACTGACATCAGTCTCTCCCAGTCCTGACTCTTGCAGTGCTGAGATTGTCTTCCTCCAAGGAGCAAGTGTCTGTGTCTTCTTTGTATAGTCTAGACCTTTACTAGCTAGAGCTTTCAACTCATCTAATGTGAGATCCAGTTCCATGTCACTAGCTTTGATCTTGAACGTACTGTTATCTTCTACTGCTTTCTCTTCTGTAGCTTCTGGTTCGTCTTCTGACTCCTCTTCTACTTCCTCAGTACTTACAGCTTCATCTTCTACGGAATCCATTACTTCTTCTGTAGGTTGTTCCGATTCTTCTTCTACCGTCTCTTCTTCATTAGCCATGGTAGCTCGTACTTCAGAGAATGATGGTTCATCATCTTCTCTCCAGATACGTTCCATTTCAGGATCTACTTCCATGAAGTCACTTTCAGTGGTACTCATGTTTTACTCCTTACTCAGCTAGTGGACCAGTTTCCTCGTCCATATCATCTTTAGCAATAGCACCTAGGTTCTTTAGCATTCCAAAGTAGTCTTGTAATGCACTTACAGCTACTAACATCTCCATGATGTCTCCACGTTGTCCTTGGCGTTTAACACCCTCATTAGCCAACATACTCACACCATTGAGTGCTCTGTCACGGATATAACCTTCACTGATTACATTGATGAAATCAGCATTCTTCTCTAACCGTTGTAATGCTTCATATCTAGATACCCATTGTTGAGTTTCTACCATTTCTAATTCTACTTCTGTTTGGGTGGTCATTGTGACTCCTATTAGATTGAGACAGTTTATACACATACCTATTCTGGTGTGTTATTGGAATCTTAGCTGAAACTTAGTGCTATTGTCAATTAAGCTATTCGTATGAGCTGCAGCTCACTACCTATTTGCAAAGTCACAGCACTTGAGGCTATCTCGCTTCTAAACTGTACTTGGAAGTTACCAGCAGTTGCTCCATTGCGAATGATACCCCTTATCATTGCAGTATGGTTAGAGTTGATAGCAGTTACACCAGTACCTAACACGCTTCCAGTATTAGTAGCTATTGCAGCACTTGGAAATATTGTACGTAGTTGAGAGGCTACAGCTGTACTTGTTAATGGCACTACTATCTCACACATACATCTACACCCTGATGGTGAGGTATAGCCTAAGCCTAATCCAGTTGTAGTTGCGGCAGATTGAAATGTCACAAAGCAAACAACTTGATACACTGCATTGGCTTCCATAGGTAAAGCTAATGCTGTCACGTTTGCCATAGTGACTACAGTAGAGGCTTGTGTTGCAGTAAGTATTGCTGTTTGAGCAGTCAAACCTCCGCCACCTACTGATGGTGTAGTCCATTGTGTGTTGTAGTCTGTACCGTCTATCTTGGATAAGACTTGACCAGCTGTCCCGCCTACTGGCACTCCTACGCCATTTGTACCGTTAGTTCCATTAGTGCCTGCTGTACCCGTATCTCCTTTGATACCTTGAGGTCCTTGAGGTCCTTGTATGCCTTGAATACCTTGTGCTCCTTGAGGACCTTGCAGACCAGTATCTCCTTTGTCTCCTTTTGGACCTGTAGCACCGTCGAAGTAGTCTATCCCTTTCACAGGGGTGTATCCATCTGCCCCGTCTAGCCCATTAGTACCAGGACTACCATCTTGCCCTATTGTCCCATCAGCTCCTTTGAGTGATAGGAGCCATTGTTGTAGAGTACCTACAAATCCATTGTTCACAGCTAGCTGATACGCAGATAGTCCATCACTACCAACCACTACTTCTGTAGTACCTGTACCTGTTGCAGGTCTTCGTAGATCTATTGTATTATCAGGTGCTATCATCTTGTCACCATGATGTAGCCTACATTTGGTACATTAGAATGCTTCAGTGGTCTTACGTATACTGTCTCATCTACTAGTACTGTTGCTCCCTTTGGTACTGTGATACCATAGCTTGTACTGCTTGCACCTAGTCTTACCAGCATGTCATTAGTAGATGCATTGTATATACTAGTACTTTCACTGATCAGTGGTATTCCTACCCATAGACCATCTTTCTGTAGTGGGATATCTTCAGTAGTCATATCAGTCCTTTACGATGAATGCTGTTATGTTGTTACCTGTACTTTTTATCACTTTAGATACTATCAGTTCTCCTAGTTGTTTATCTACAGTAGTAGTATTACTATCTAGTATATCATCTAGTAGCATTAGCACTAGAGCTTTCTTGTACTTCATTGGTAGTATCATGCATAGTAGCTTTAACATATCAGTCTCCTTTATTCAATCTCTTAGTACTCATTGCTTTTGTACCTAGCTTACGTACTTCTTTGTTACCACTCTTCTTTGCTTTCTTGATGCAGTCATCAGTGATACCATCATATCCTTTACCTAGGCAGTACTCTCTCATACTGCTTCTTGTTCCTGCTAGTCCTTTCATCTTGCTAGTCCTTTAGGTTTAGGTTTCATCTTTTCTATACGTTCTTTCTGCATACCTTGCATTGCTAGCTTGTCCATATCACCTAGTCTCTTATGGTCTTGCATCTCCATTTGTTTCTGATGATCAATACCACTCTCTTTCTCTAGGAAGTTGAGATCATCTAGATCTGCTTTGCTCCCTGTAGCTCTAGCTTTTGCTCTATCGAGTTCAGCTTTAGCAGTCTTGACTTCTATATCCACACCATTCTCACTTGCTCTAGATTGTCTCTCTGCTATCTCACTTTGTAGTTTCTGCATCTCTAGCTGTTTCATCTGCTCAACATACGGATCTGGTTGTGGTTGATACTCTTCTATCTTCTTAGCTGCATCTGGCATACGATGTAGTCGTAGTAGTTCACTCATGAGTATACGTCTGATACCAGGATCTTCATTTGGTCCGATAGTCTGTAGTACGAATCCTATCTCTTGTGCTTTAGCTGCATTATCTTCATTAGTACTTACTTGAATATCTATGTCTATCTCACCCATTAGATCATCTCTCTTGATAGGTACGAATTCATCATTGGTTATACGTACTACTTGTTCCTCTTCTAGGAACTCTGCATTGTACATCATCCACTTTCTCATCAGTGGTTTGATACCATTCTCTGCTACATTCCGTACTATGTTAAGTCTTCTGCTTGCTGTAGCGTCTAGAGCACCTCTTGCGGCTGTAGCACTACTAGCTCCTAGTGATTGTCCACTGATACCTTGCCCGAAGCTTTTTACTCCTGTCATTGATTCAGCTTCACCTGTCATCAGTGTGTACATGTTGAATGCACTAGCTGGTATCTCATTATATGATCCATCCCAGAAGTCTTGTGGACTATTGTTGAACTCGAAGTTCTCACCACCTAGGAACTTCTTCCTATTTGCTATATCTAGTGCACCTTTCTTCACACCCTTCTGACCATTTGTACTCTGTGCCATATTGTCTATGACACCTCTGAGGATAGCAGTCTTTACCTTCTGCGTATCACTCAGCATCTCAGCATGGCTTTCACCTTGTAGCTGGAATGGTACACTAGCGAACGGTACTACTATGAATGGTGGTTTACCATCAGGATATGGATTGCTCTCCAGTCTTATGATGGTATCATTCACCCAGCAGCATACCACTGGTTCTGCTATACCATCTTCATTCATATCATAGTTACCCCAGTATTCATATACTACGATCTTCTTCCTAGGATCATCTTTGAATCTGAAGTATGTCTTGTCTTCTGGATAGTACTGTTCACCATTATTAGTAGCTTCAGCACTAGTTAGATTTACCTTATCTAGATTCTTGTATCTACCATCAGCTCTGAGAGTACTCATGTTAGTCTCATATCTATGTATTACGAATTGACACTCATCCATGTTGTCCATACATGTTGGGTCTATGAAGATATCCTCATTTCTACATACTTTAGCAGTAGGTTGATTCTTCTTGATCACAGTTTGTTTCTGCATCTCTGTACCTACTTGTACTTGTTGCATTGTCATTGGATCTAGTTGGTATACAGGTACTTCTACTTCTTCCTCTGCATCTTCGTATTCCCATCCACATTGTACTACTGCTGTACCTTCTTGATCCAGTACCTTCAGCATCTTTGTCATGAAGTTGTATCTACCGAATTGTCTACAGAACTGTGTATTGAGTATGATCTCATTCTGTATAGCAGCTTCTCTATCTTCGTATGTTACAGGACTACACTTGATGATATCATTACTACTTACAAACGGATCTATGATTGCAGCATGTTGCCATTCACTCTGCTTCTTGATGTCTCTAGATACTATCTTAGATCTACCATTACGTTCATTACCGTATGGTTCACCATTATATTCTTTCTTCCATATAGCTATCTTACCATCTAGTTCTTTCTTCTTGATCTCTGATTGTTTCAGATCCCATTTGAATGCTGCTATTAGTTCACTTTTCTTTACCATATTTTAGTCCTGTATTTTAGTATTGACATTATATCACGTATATCCTAGCATTGAAGGATTCACGAATGATGCTCCTACCTTACCCTTATCTTTATGATATACAGTTACTTGCATCTCTCTGTTGCTTCTGTAGCCACTTGCACTATGCCATGCATCCTTTGGAGCTAGTGTTCTGTATGACACTACTGTACATCCTGAGTACTCTTTCTGTGATAGATGATGTATATGCCCAGTCCTCCACACTCTGTTTGTAGTATTAGCCCACATCTCTGGAACATCCACAGCCATTAGGAGAGGTAGGTTATCAGCTTTTGTAGTATGCCCATGAGTATCAGCCAGTAGGTTAGTACCAAACTGGTAGTAGTGATGATGATTAGGGCTATCCAATACTTCTAGTCTTGGTTCATCATGGAATCGCATCTTGACTGCTAGGTTCATCATAACAGCACTATGTTCATTGTGATTCCCTATTACACTTCTATACACTACCTTCTTATGCTTCTGTAGTGCTAGTATGATGAGATCACATACACACTGTATCCCAGCAGATAGCACCTTAGCATATCTACCATCTACATCTAGTTTGTTACCACTATGGCTTGTCTCATTACTCTGATTATCAGCATGGAAGAAATCACCTACATCCAGTATGTATGCTGTCTCAGCAGCAGGAGCATGATACACTAGGTGATTCATTGCTTTACGTAGAATGTCTACACTCTTGTCTAGATCCCAGTCATCTCCTGCTTCCTTAGCCCAACTGTATAGACCAGTATGGTTATCACCTATGGTATAGTCACATAGCAGATTCTTTGTAGTACTCTTAGGTACTTTAGTTAGCTCAATCTTAGGTAGATCTACACAGACTTGATTCCATGCATCCATCATTGCATTGAATTGATCTTCTTTATCTCTATTTGCTATTACCCATTGTCTCTGTACTTTACCTTCATCATCTATGAAAGAACTTACCCTGTCTATACTGAATCCTGCTGGAGCTTTATGCTGTAGGCTTCCTTCAGGGTCGAACCCTGCTTTAGCCACTGTATGATCCAATCTCTTCACAGAAGAACGTATTGTTGCTTCTGGTACATTTATCAGCTTACCTGCTTTAACCCAGTTACCCTCAGCAGCTATTGCTGCTTCAATATACTTCCTCTGACTCTCATTAGCGTATTGCAGCAACTCTTTCAGTCTATTCACAGTCATATGTGTCCTTAGTATGAGTATAGTTATACACCCCTAGAGGTGCACAGTATTCTCACTTCTTAGGTGGCTTAGGTGTCTTTGACTTACATGCCATAGGTTTCCCTTTTAGTTCAGATGTTTTAGCTTATACAGAGTACTGTAATACAATGCTTCTATCTCATCAGAGATACCCTGTAGAAACCTATCATCAATACTCTTAGTTAGATTCTGATACATCTTCAGATGAGATTCTAGCATTGCTACAGGATCCTCTATATCACCCTTCTCATCCATGTCTACTACTTCAATGAGACCATACTTACCTTGTGATGCTTCTGCTAACTCATCCAGAAGATCTACTACATCATCATAGAATCTATTCAGTGCTTTATGCTTAGCATAGCTTCCTGTCTTTAGATGAGCTTTATGAGCCATTGTTCTACTCATCATTAGTAGTCCTATTATCTTACCTATACGATCCATTCTGTCTCCTTTATTGACATAGCTTTATGGCTTTCACCATCTTCTCATTAGCTTCTTTTTGTTTTGTGTAGTTGATAGTACATCTCTTAGATTCTCCTAGAGTTGTATTCCTATCTGTTAGATCTAAGACCACTTCTGAGTAGTCAGGGATATTACACTCACTAGGAACATATAGCAGCTTATGACTACATCCACTAATAATTAAAACTACGAAGGTAGTTACCAGCATTTTCACCATCTGTTGCATTCTCATCTCCTTTCCAGTCATCAATACCTTGGTAGATGACTTTGTATCTTACAGTGATCTTTTCAATCTCTGTAGGTAGCTTTGATAACTTCTCATCATACTCTTTCTTCTGCTTGAGCAATGAGGCATTCTGGTATTCCAGTGCTGCAGAGTACATATCCCTCTCAGCTCTTAACTCAGTATTTGATATCTTCATCCATCCCAATGAGGCTGAAAATAGCAAGAAGAATACCAGCACTAAAACATATTTCCAGTATTGAAGTAAGATATTCATCCACACTATTTATCCTTTAGTGAAGTACTTGTGATAGAACGTAGATAAATCATACCAATAGAGAATACTATCGCATAAGCTAAACCATAAGTATCCCCTAGCTTATCTTTGATTTCTCCAGTATATGATTCAATTACACCTAATGCACCCATAACGAGTGCAAAGTTAATTGACTTTGATTTTAGGAATTGTTTTAGTTTATTCATGTCATGGAACCAACAAACATGACATAGTTCTTGTTATACTATATTGATAGTTTTGAACAGATGTTGCTCCATTTGTTTTTACACTAAGAACACCAGCATTATTAAATAATACTGGAGCTGTTGTTGTAGCACCTTGTATAATAGGTATTATTTCTGCAATATCAGAGCCACTATAATTAGCTTTAACTAAATATTTTGATGTAGTTCCAACAGTATCTCCAAGAAGTCCAATAACAATCTCATATACTGCATTTCTAGCAAACTCTCCAGAATCTACACTTGTTACATTCAGTCTAAATTTTATTGTATCAGATATAATATTTGTTGCAATCTCATTAGAAAAACCATAGCTAACCATATTATTAAAAATAGATATATATGGTGCTAACTTTAAGTATGATGTAACCTCTAATCCATTATTAGATAGCATATCACATACTATTTTTAATTGATAACCTATTCTTGTAATTTCAGATGACAGAGAAGCTATATTACTATTGTACACAATAGCATAAGATTGATTTTTCAAGCCAGTATTTCCAGTAAATACTATATTATTTGGAAGCTTAAATAATGTAATTGGAGTACCTCCAGTACTAAATATAGAAGAATCAGTAATTGAAACATTTATCATGTTAATATTGTCTGTAAAACCTTCTGCATAGTTATTTATGATTGTTCTGTTTCCACTTTCACCCCCAAGTCTACACTTGTTTATTTCTATAGAATAGTAATTATTTACTAATGAAGTATATAGTGCTGTTTGTGGCAAAGGTACATATAGTATATTTTGAATAACCATATAACCATGATTTATAATTTGTGCATCATAATTATTAATAGATACTCCATCGGTTAGCCAACTATTTTGTAAAAAGAATCTATCGCAGTTTTCGTTATAAATAGCTACTGTATTTTCTACAAAACGGCATTTTTCAACTGTACAAATAGAGCTTACAGAATTATATTTAAGAGCTACCCCATTTTTAGAAAATGTACAATTTTTAATAATAGTATTTCCAGTATCAATATTTCCAACGTTAATATATAAAGCATTTGTAAAATTAATGAATTGAATTCCATCTATTTTACCCAACCATCCTGAGCCAGTTATAGCCCAACTGGAGCCAAGAGATGCGTCAGGTATTAATATTGCATTATCGCCGACCATATCAGCATAAGCACCAATAGTAATAGTTGAATTGATAACATATCTACCTTGAGGAAAATATAATTCTTGAGAATATCCAATATATACTCCACTATACCCATTAAATGAATTTGATGAAAATGATGCCAGTGTATTAATTGCATTTTGTATTGAACTGGAATCTAAAGCTATTCCATCACCCTTTGCTCCAAACCATTTAACTGATACACTACCACTATAAATACGTTTCCATCTACCAGTAGTAGTTCCAGTTACTTGAAAGATAGTACCACCATTATCAGCTTCAACACTTACAGCATCCCAATAGAAGTCTCCACCTCTATTTGTATCCTTTACTATAACAGTAGTAATACCATCTGGTACAGTATCAAAGTCATCTACTGTATCAATAGCATATACTCCATTCATAATGTTAATAGTGGTATCTACTGTATTAGTATCACTATTCTCTATTGTTAATGTCTTACCATTAGCATTCTTTAGCTTTATAGAACTTGCCATGTTATATCCCTCATATTAGTAT